GTCAAAGTTTGTAAGACAACTATTGATTGCTTGAGGTCTGTACAGATCACCGATATTTTTAGGATAGCAAAAGATAAAGTTTATGTTTGGATTGTTCTCAATTACGAAACCAAGATACTTCATTCTGTTTCTTGTATCTTGTAGATTCGCTCTTGTTTCTAATCCATAACATTCTGTACCGTCATAGAGGTTGGACATAGCAATATTTTGATCTATCACAAGAAAGTCAAAACCAAAAACATATATGTGTTTATAGTCTTTCTTAATTGCTTCAAGGATTGCGTTTACACCAGCATTTGATCGCGGCCTTGCAGGGTTCCAACTTTTGTTGACTGCACGTCCCCAATGTAATTCGACCGGTTCCCAGCGTTCATTCTCAGGAGGTATCAATACGCGTGATGATGGAAAGTCTGATGACTCTATTTCATTTATGATAGGACTGTCGATAGCAACAAGATAGTCCGGTAAATCGTACTTAGGAATAGATCTTTGAAAATCACGATACAGAGCATTACATCCAAAGACTGCACCTTTACCTTTGAGTATAGTTAAGTCGAACCCCTGCCGTGACTTACCGTTACCTATTATGAACGCCGTATTCTCTGGATCTATCATCATAATCTACTTTATTCGGTCTCGCCTTTTTTATAATCTTCTTCTTCTTTTTCTTCCACTTTGAGTCATAAGGATCGTCATCCCAGTAATCTTTATCACGTCTGATTGTTTTTCCCATCTGTTTGAACTACCCATGTTGATGCAAGTGATGGCCATGCCTCTTCAAAGAGGCCGCGAGTGATACCTTTATAAGGCATCTTTTTATCCTTAATCGCTATGACGAGCTCAGCATCATCGGGATCAAGAGATTCCAAAAACTGTACGAACTGTGTTTCTCTCTGTAACTGTTTCATATGAGGATACGAACCTGGTTTCAAAAAGATACCAAACTTACGTAGGTTTGCATATAAAGTTGCTTGACAGTCGGCTTCCTTCGGCTGCGGTTTATATGGAGGTTTACCAGTAGGTAAGTCAAACTTTAAGTTTGGATTAAAGCAAAGATCGATTATATTCTCAAGCGCGATATTATGATCCGTGCGCATTGCTTGTACACGTTGCTTTTTAGTTTTTAATTTTGAGATCCTTGCAAGTATCTCAGCAACGCCTTCTTTATAAGCCATGTCAAAACTCCTGTATGCAATCCATTAGGTTCTTCATTCTTTTCTGAATAAAATAATTGAAGATCTTATCTCTGCCATTTAATTTATAAGAATTAAACATTTCGAGCGCTTTACTTTGTACTTCATCAGGAACATAGTCAAGATCCACTAGTTGCTGATTTCGTTTATAACCACGCAGCATCTCTTCATTGCAAAACTCTTCGGGTGACATACCATTCCAAGCATCGATCTTTTTAGAAGCGAGTGGCCGTTGTCTTTTACCTACAATGAACACATCATCAGCAGATAGAAAATTAGGAACCCCGTCACCACGATCACCCTTAAGGATGTGTTCATGAATATACCTTGCTGGGTTGCTACAATTTACATACTTCTTCTGCATAGGACTATACTGCTCAACGTTAGCATACTTCTGCAGTTGCACGAAATCTTTATCCGAAGATAGTATAAGTATAGGTTCTGCAGAACCATTCTGAATACCTAAATGACCGAACTGATGACATAATGCTGCAATGATATCATCTGCTTCTGCACGGTCGATCTGCAGCACCTTATAAGGAAAGTGTTCTTTAAGATCATCGCGTATACCATTCAGTACCTCAAAGATCGTATGCCAGTCAAGACCTGACTTTTCACGATCCTTCTTTCGATGAGCTTTATAGTAAGGAAATATATCTCTACGCCAGTAGTTCTTGTCATCACAACAGATAACAAGTTCACCATACTTTTCTCCAAACTTTCTGCGATATAATCGCAATGAGTTTAGAACCATATGACGTACAAGATCTTCATCGATAGGAACATTCTTGCCACCTATCTGCATCATCAAGTTACTGATCATAACCTGATTTAAATCCACGAGTATCATGTCAACTCTCAATTCTATTCAATATTATATATTCTAATTGACTAGAAGCAAAATGTCAATAAGTTTACTCGTCTTCGAGATCTTCTATTTCTTCTGGTGGATCAGGTAGCATCTCAAGCATATCTTCCATATGCTCTATGAATGGATGATCGATATCTAATGTACCGTACAGACAAGCTCTTAACGATTCGATGGTATAAGAATAACGAATGATAAAGTTTTCTTCGTATATGTCGAAGCCGTGCAATCCTAGTTTGTTTATAAGCTGTGTACCGTAATGATCAACTACATGATCTACATAGTTCTTTTTATTATTCAAAAACTCAGTACTGAGCTCTTCCATATTCCTTGCAGTCGGTACTTTACCGATGTTTGGAAACTTCAGAACATTGTTAGCACTCATCTTGTTGTCACTCTTAATAGTATTGTCTCCGAGTTTATACGTCCATTAGGTTTGCTTGCTTTACTATTTATATCATCCATCATCTTTTTAAGAATTCTTTTACCACCACTCAAGACATTAGGTAATACATCGTTTGGTTTCCGTACAGTTTTAGTAACAGAACTTTCAGGATCATAACCTTGTAATGTAGTTCCCTTGATGGATAAACCAGCTGGACCCATTGCATTATATACAGTAAGTCGCCGATACTTGGTATTGAATATCCATAACTGATCAGCACCGACAATATCAGCTGGGTTAATACTTACGAGCTTGTATTCCTCGTGTGATTGTTTAAACTTTAGTCTCTTAATCTGTTTCTCTGCAGATACAGGTTTCTTTTTACGAGTCTTACGTACCGTCTTTTGGTTTGCTCCCCAAGTCTCAGCATCTCCGATAATACTAGCAATGAACTCTACGAACCTCTTGACCTCGGCCTTCTTCATATGGTTGTAACCTTCGTTGAGTTGAGGATCTTTACCACTCTGCAACTCTAAAAGCTCCGTCAATAAAGGTTTATAGTATACAGCAATAGCAGTCGACTGTTGTGACTTTACATTATTGCTTTGTAGCCAAGTGTACATCTTAAAGTCAGTCTTGTAGCTCTTAAGCGTAAACCTATCTACCTCTTCTTCTATAGTTCCGATGTAATCAGATATCTGTTCTTTAATTCTTTCCTGTACAGATACGACTGGTTTTTTATCTTTGACTTCTTCCTTCTTTTCTTCCTGTATCGTCTTTGCTTCTTTAATCATTTCATCCAAAGAATCGTTCAGATACTTCAGAGATGATTCAGGAGGCTCAAACCCACAAGCAATCATTCTTGACATATAAGCTGCTGAAGAATTAATCTTCCAATCCGGTAATCTCTTGATGATGCGGACTTCTTTTTTATCTCTTGGGTAGTTATCAAAAAGAAGCTTAGCTCTTTCTTTTCCGTTATTAAAATAATTATACCAGTTATAAGCGTTGCCAATTCTTGACCGCAGCTCTTCTTCAGATAGATCTTTTTGATCTTCCCACGTTGGTTCGCTACCCATATACTTCTGATCAAGAGTCTTAGGTGTACGTGGAGCTCTCTTTTTAATCTTACCGGATTTTAGTAAGCTTGGTCGTCTAGCCATCGGCAAGTCCTTTTAATAAACTAGTCCATTCCGGTATACGAGCATCCCAGGAGTAGTATGCATCGACCCAGAGTTTTTGAAAACGTAACTTTTCATTGTGGTGTTCATCATCATACTGATCTATAATGACTTTAAGTATACTTGCAAATATATTCGCATGTGTATTATGATCCTCATGGAACTGATACATATTAGCAAAGTTACCGGACGTCTCAGGCAGTGCAGCATAGTTAGGACATACGATAGCAAGTCCTCCACTCATTGCTTCCAGTAGAGATATACAAGACGTCTCAGGCCAGATATTTGGATAAGCGAATATATGAGCTTGCTTGAGATACTCGCGTACAATGCTATTATCAACAGATCCATGATAGGTAATACCAGGATGATCCTTACACCTTTGAAAGAGTTCCTGATACGGTTCATCTCTCTGTGGCCATCCATATATATTGAATGAAGAAAACACATCGAGATGTATCTTATCCTGATACCCTTGTTCCCATAAATGTTCGAACACCGGTATGAGTAACTCGAGACCACGGTGCGGAGTTGTATGATATATAAGTCGTACGATATCGCTATCTTTTTTATGTTCTTCTATCGGAGTGATTGCATTCTTTAGTACAACCGACTCATGATACGGAATACCATGACCCATATGATATGTCTGAAACTGATAGTTCGATACAAACACCAACTTATCAAATCTACTACGAGAGTCTGCTTCTCTTAGATGTTGCGCCTCAGGATCGTCCCATGTATCATGTAGCCATAAAATATTCTTCTTGTCCTCGCTGATATCTCGAACACGAGAACATATGATGTTAAACTGATCAGCAAGATTAGGATCGAGTCTTTCAAGAAGACCCTCCTTCATCATTTCAGTTCCACCGCGTGCAGCAACTACATCACCGTTTTCATCTACCGTTCCGCTGAACGGATCTTCCATTCCAGTAACTGTAAACTTCATAGCATTACCGTTTGTACACCAATGACTGAGTCAACTCGAAAGGATCGCCATCCTTCTTTCTCAAGATCCCAAACTGGAATAACATTATCTTTAAATGCAGGTTGTTCGTGAGCCTCATCCTGTTGCTGTAGTTGACTCTTTACAGAATCAGGAAGACGATCTTCATTCAGAGTACAACGCATCAGACGTTCTTCTCCGTTCACTTTAGTAAAATGTACATCACATACGTTTGTCTTTAGCATAGAAATGATATCAGACTTCTGCACTTGTAGTTCCCTTCATAATAAACTTCTTATTTGGATTTGGCCAAACATCCTTTGCCTTAATACGAATAAAACGCTTGTTGGTCTCATTCGTATTAGGGTTAGGAACGGTAAGCATAACATTCTTACCAGCCGCGAATGCAGCCTGCTTATTCAGCACTACTGCTAGATCGTTTGAAACATATTCCCGCCGGGCTGCATTACGAGCCCACTTCGAAACATTAGGCCGTTGACCTTGACTGACAAAACCTTTAGACTTGCCACCCTTCTTACGTGCCATCTCGCACCTCCATGATTAAACCATAATACATAATAATATTTATTAGTATGAATGTCAATACATTTTAAGCAGCTTCATCTGACTTCTGTTTTATTACAGATGCACAAGTCTCTTCAAGTCTATCTGCTTCTTGTGTGTAATCGTTTATCAAATTGATATCGGGAGAAGGTTTTGACTCCTCCTCCCGAATCTTTTTTCGTAATTTTATAGCTTTTGCTTCAAAGATATGAAGGTAAGCATCTATTATCACTAGTTGAGTTCCTTCTTAACTTTCTCTACCAGCTCTTTACGATCTGCGGCTGGCAGCGGGATAAGACCCTTATCGACTGTAACTCCTTCGTCACCAATCATTTGATCAAGAGTCCAATAATTCACATATTCTTTGAGACCTGGAATCATGCCGATATGCTCTTTCTTCACATAGAAGAATAGACCACGACTGATTGGATAATCACCGGATGCGATGCCTTCAAACGTTGGAGCATGTCCATCGATGATAGCTCCTTGTACTTTATCTGCATTTTCATCAAGGAATGAAAACCCAAAGATACCGTAGCGATCTTTATCTGCTCCAAGTTTCTGAATGATGAGATTATCATTCTCGCCTGCTTCGACATAGCCACCGTCTTCACGAACTGCACTGCATCGAGTCTTATAACCATTAGGACCTTTCTTCTTGAGACCCAACTTCTTACAAGCCTTGTGCTGAACCAATTCTACATATGCATCACGAGTTCCCGACGTAGGAGGAGGACCCATGATTTCGATCTTAAGATCGGGTAGAGAAGGATCGATGTCACTCCATTTCTTATATGGATTCTTTACAAATTTAGAACCGTCCCATACTTCTCGTGCTGTTGCTTTGTATAATTGTATTCTTGTAAGTTTAAGTTGTTTGCCGCTCTTATTACCGGCGAGTACAATACCATCGAAACCTACCATCATTTCGACTGGTGTTACTCCGTTTGCTTTACATTTTTCTTTTTCTGATTTCTTGATTGCTCGACTTGCATTCGTAACATCTGGATGTTTCAAACCGGTTCCTGCACAGAACAGTTTCATACCACCGCCTGTACCAGTCGACTCAATGACCGGTGTTCTATACTCCGTGTTTTTACCAAAATATTCTGCAACGGTAGTCGCAAATGGATAAACCGTCGATGATCCGACGGTCTTGATTCGATCTCTTGCGAGTGTGTCAGTTGCAACAAAAGAAAAAGCCACTGCAGCTGCAGCGGCAACAAATTTAATATTCATGTGTACCTCCTATAAATCGGACCCCAATGGTCCAAAATTATATATTCACAATTTTTCGATTGTCACAATAAATTAATAATATTATTCAGTCAGTAGCAGATGTGATGTCTTCTGTTGTGCCTCTTGAAGTGAGCATGAAAACTCTGCGGACACACGCCGAATGAACTCGTCTAATGTTTGGTTCTCACCCTGCTGCACCTGCTTGAATGCTTGCCACATCATCTCGATGCGTTGTTCTTCGTTCATAGATCTTTCCTTTCGATATCTTCCTCTACACAGTCCTGCCCGTACTGTATCTCGATAACATGTAGTGGTTCCTTCTCCTCATTTGCAAGCATATGCCAACCATTCATACCGACATGAATTGTTTCAAACTTGTGTTTTTTCGATACTAATTCTATATCAGTAGATGCTTCACTGAGAGTGTAGATAGTAGCGACTCCTTTCGCGACGAACCAGTGTTCTGATCTTTTACTATGCCTCTGCATACTCAAACGATCAAATGGATTCACAACGAGTTCCTTCAGCTTTACCTCAGGACCGTAGTCCTTGAGAACTTGATAGTACCCCCAATCTCTATCGACTCTCATTATAAAAAGGCCCTTGCTCCAGTCGTAATTGCTCCGACAACCATACTTTTGATTTCAATATTGGATGATGCTTGCTCGACTTCATCTGTACGAATTAGATCCTCCATGAGTTCTCTATATTCGTCTTGAGAAATATCACCCTTCTCTGCATCTTTGATTAAACCTTGAGCAAGTTTTGCTCTTTCAGAAGCCCAATCATCTCCCGTATCAATAATTTCCTCAAGTTGATCTTTTAACTTTTCAAACATCAAAACCTCCACATGACTGCTTCTGCAGCCTCAGTTACTTGTCTTGTCAAAATTTGCTTTTTATGCTCACAGTATCTCACCGAACCTTGCTTTTTTATGCTTCGATTATAAAAATCATCTACAGTTTTCTGCATGGGAGCAACAAGATCCAACACGTCTTTCTGTAAGAATCCTTTGTGCTTTGAATAGAGCTCGAACCACCTTAGATTATTTTTAATTTTTAAGGCCTGTGGGGCATGTGGTTGTGAGCAATCTAGTTTATCTACTTCTAAAGCAACATCAATGATCTTACTACTTTGATTATCATCCCAAAATGAAGGTACAAATGTTGCGACCGTGCTAGCAACCGATCCCGATTGAATTGCACCTGTACATCCACTCACTGCAAAAATCAGAAATAAACTCATAAAAATTTTCACGTTATTCTTTATAATGTTTTTGTAGTTCTCCATAGTCGATAACCTTTAACATGTATAGCGTGTCGTACATGGACTTTTTCTTTTTATAAAGTACGTGGCATCTTTTCACTGATTCTTCCATCGCTATAAATTCATAATATGGGACATGGCGTGCATAGGACACGGCAAAAAATTCCCACATTTTTTAATCCTTACTTTATCTATCCCATTACATATATATAATTTTTCATA